TAGGTGCAATAGAGATGTATGTGTATGATTCTAAAAAAAGAAAATTGCATTATTATGTGGCAGATTCCCAATCTGGTGGATTGGGAGTAAAAAACAACACGATTGCTGGGTTCAGTGAAGCCAAATCAGCTGGTAAGACTTTACGAAAGCCAGCAGATCAGCTTAAACAGATAATACAAGTGAATAAGGCTAATGCAAGAAAGATATTTGCTGGCATTGAAACGGTAGATATCAAACTAACCGGTAGATTTAATGAACATCTAATCATATTAAGAGTGCATTGAAAATACATAAATAATTAGAATAATAGGAATATAAATGGCAACTCTAACAGAATTAAAACAAGGTGTGTATGATTATGCTGCAATGCGATTGGGTGCAGGAATAGTCGATGTTGAAATGACGCAGGATCACTATGCCACTGCATATGAACACGCATTGGGAATGTATAGACAGCGAGCACAAGCATCAACTGAAGAGAGTTATGCATGGGTAGAATTACAGAATAACCAAAGTGTTTATACATTGCCAGATGAGATTACACATGTTAGGCAAATATATCGCAGAACAATGGGTAGTAATATGGGACCATCTAGTACTAGTTTTGATCCGTTTAGTTCAGCAACATTGAATGTATATCTATTGAATTTCACTTATTCTGGTGGATTGGCAACATATGAGTTATATACTGGGTATGTCGAGACAGCCGCAAGAATGTTTGGTGCATATCTGAATTATACATTCAATGCTGTTACAAAGGAGTTGCAATTGATCAGAAGTCCCAAGGGATCGGGTGAAGTTATTTTGTTATGGACATATAATCATAAACCAGAGACTACATTATTACAAGACAGTATGACAAGTCAGTGGTTAAAGGATTATACATATGCAGCTTCTAAACAAATATTAGGTGAAGTTCGTGAAAAGTTCGCAAGTATTGCCGGTCCACAGGGTGGAACTAGTCTTAATGGGTCACAGCTAAAATCAGAAGCACAGGCTGAAATGACACAATTGATAGAAGATTTGAGAAATTATGTTGATGGATCACAGCCATTGACATGGGTTATTGGATAAAAATGTTCAAATAGGCAGGTCATTATCAGAAATCCGCAATTAGATCCCCTTGTCGCCAAAGTGAATCTTCTTTCTGCACTTCTATTATACAATTAAGGCATACTGACCTTAAATTACTAATTACAGTATTATTTAGATTGCCATCTATGTGAAATACAACAATTTGTTCATTGTGTACTGATCTGAACCCACACTTATCACATACTTTTTTCTTCCTATAACCTGATTTCCTCCATTTGGGATTCAATGAGGGTTTCTTTTTTGTAGCACAAGGGTCACATTTAGTTCGGTAATGTACGTTCCCATCATTATCGTAATAGTTTATAGCGCATGGTCGTTGCTGACACCTGTTACACAATGGTCTTTTATCTTTCATAATCAAGTATTTATGGCAACCCTTTAAAAGGGTTTTTAAAAGTGCAAAAATCACCATAATCTAATAAATAACTATAAACATATTATATTAAAGGAATTTTTAACCATGGCTATTTTAGTTTCCCCAGGAGTCTCCGTCTCAATAGTAGATGAAAGTGCATATCCATCAGCATCAGCTGCGACTGTGCCTTATATCTTGATTGCTACTGCACAGAATAAAGTAAATGGGGCAGGCACTGCTGTAGCCCCAGGTACATTAGCATCAACCACAAATGATACATATCTAGTTGCAAGTCAGCGCGAACTAGTCAATACATTTGGCAATCCGTTCTTCTACAAAACATCAGGTGGCACATCGCTACATGGTTATGAATTAAATGAGTATGGATTAATGACTGCATATTCTACATTAGGTATCAGCAACCGTGCATATGTGCAACGCGTAGATATTGATTTAGCAGAACTATCTGCTTCGTTAACACGTCCTGCTGGAAATCCAGATAATGGCACATATTGGCTAGATACAGCAGAAACCGAATGGGGCCTATTCGAATGGAATCAAACCACTGCTGCTTTTGCTAACAAGGGACCAACGGTTATCACTAATGCAAGTGACATTGATGTAGCTACTAGCTACCCACTGGCAAGCATTGGTGCAATTGGTGATTATGCGATTAATGCGACGAATGCAAATACACCGCTTTTTTACAAAAATCGTAGCAACGAATGGATGCTAGTTGGAACGAATGAATGGCAAAATAGTCTTTCTTCGGTAACTAGTGATGCAAACCCAGCAAACCTAACATCGGCGGATGTCTTCTCCATTAACGGAACCAATGTGACATTACCAGTAGCACCAACCGTGGCTAATATTGCATCTGCGATTAATACAGTAGCGGTTACTGGTGTGACAGCAGCTGCTGTGAGTAATAGATTGGAAATTTATATTGATTCTACTGCTACCGATGCCGCTGCTATACTGGCAGAAGTTACGCTTACCCCATTGGCTGATTTGGGTATAGTACCAGCTACATATTATGCACCATCACTGCAACAGAGTACACATACACAGAATCCAACGTGGAGATCAACTGATGCTATCCCAAGACCTACTGGGTCATTGTGGCAAAAGACGACGGCTGTTAATTTAGGTGCTAATATTTCACTTAAACAGTATAGCGCAGCGGTCGCAAGTTTTGTTGGTCAATCATGTCCAATTTATGAGAATGATCAGACTGCGAATAAAGAATTAGACCCATCGGCGGGCGGAAGCACGATTGCATCAGGAACTACATATGCAATGTTTGATTCAGAAGAAGATGATACAGCTAAATTAAAAGTTTACCGCAGAACATCATCAGGTGCAACCGAGATTACAGGAAACCAGACTTCCCCGTCATTTACAATTGGCGAAACATTTACAATTCAAGCAAGTACAAACAATGAGGTTGCATTAACTAGTGCAGTTGCCGTCACTATGACAGGAACAACAGCACAAACATTTGCCACTGATATATTGGGTGCTGGTGTTACAAATGTATCAATAGCCGTATTGGATTCGGGTGCTATTAAAATTACACATACACAGGGTGGTGTGATTGTGTTGAAAGACACTTCTGGTAATCCAGTAGCTGATGCTGGCTTCCAAGATTCTGTTGATAATGTAAGAACAGGAAATGATAGTGATGTTGTATTGAGTAATTGGGAAGTATTGGCAACAAGCACAACTAGCCCGTATAGTGCTGGCAATGTTCAGCCAGGACAAGACCCAATTGAAGGCACAAAATGGTATTATAGTTCAGTTGATGAAGTTGATATGATGATTCATGATGGCACTGGATGGAAAGGATATCAAAATGTATCCAATGATGTTCGTGGTTTTGATTTAACTGCAACTGACCCTGCTGGTCCATTAGTTGGGGCTTCTGCACCGACAACACAATCAGATGATACTGCATTGGTCTATGGTGATCTTTGGCTAGATACTAGTGATTTGGAAAATTACCCAATGATTAATCGTTGGCAATCAGTTGAGGGTGTAGACCAGTGGGTATCCATTGATACAGCCGATCAATCAACCGAGAATGGTATCGTATTTGCTGATGCACGATGGGCTGGGAATAGCAATACTGATCCAATTAGTGATGATATTCCAACAATTGCGAGTTTATTAACAAGTGACTATCTTGATTTAGATGCACCAGATGAGAATTTATACCCAACTGGAACATTATTATTTAATACCCGTAGAAGTGGATATAATGTTAAATCATTTAAGTTGAATTACTTTAACTCTGCTGATTTTGAAGGTGCAATGCCAACTGAAAAAAATGCATGGGTTACTGCTAGTGGATTAAAGGATGATGGTAGTCCATTTATGGGTCGTTTAGCACAGCGTGCTATTGTTATTCAAGCACTAAAGGCGGGGATTGATTCTAATACTGATATCAGGGAAGATGAACGAAGATTTAATCTTATGGCATGTCCTGGATATCCAGAACTAATTCCTAATATGGTTGCGTTGAATAATGAACGAAATAACACAGCATTTGTTGTTGGTGATTCTCCTATGAGATTACCAGCAACTGGTTCAGATTTAATTACATGGGCTACTAATAATAGTGGCTTAGGAACACCAACTGGCGATGGTTTACCGGCAAATGATGAATATTTGGCTGTATTCTATCCAAGTGGCAAAGCAAGTGACTTATCTGGTGCTGAAATCATAGTACCTCCTAGTTATATGATGTTAAGAACTATGATTCATAGTGATGATATGTCATATCCTTGGTTAGCACCCGCTGGTGCAAGACGTGGTGGAATTGATAATGTTTCTGCACTGGGGTACATTGATGCAGGTGAGGGTGAATTCCGTCAAACATCAATTCGTCAAGGTGTCAGAGATACATTATATGAAAATAATGTAAACCCATTAACATTTATTCCTGGCACAGGATTGGTAAACTTTGGTAATAAAACCACTGTCTCTGGTTCAGCGTTGGATAGAATAAATGTATCACGCTTAGTTGCTTATATTCGCCTAATGGTTGATTCAGCAGCGAAAGGATATTTATTTGAACCAAATGATGAGATTACCCGTAATGAAATTAAAATGTCAATGGAAGGGATAATGAATGATTTGGTTGCCAAGCGAGGGGTGTATGACTACCTGGTAATTTGTGACAAAAGTAACAACACTCCATCTAGGATAGATCGTAATGAATTGTATGTTGATATAGCAATTGAACCAGTAAAAGCTACTGAATTTATTTACATTCCTGTGAGAATTAAGAACACTGGAGAAATATCTGGTGGGTAAATAACTCACTCACATCGGTAAAAAAGGGATTACATTTTGTGTAATCCCTTTTTTATTACATCATCTCTCCCTTTGCCTAAATAGTGTCATGTGGTTTAATTGCTATATCTATGTAAAGGACATAATATGAAATGTGGAGTATGTGGGAAAGAATTCAAGGCAATAACAGGAAAGCACTTAAAAAGTCATAATATATCAAGTGATGAATACAAAAATACATATGGTGAGATGTTTCCCGATGAACTAAAGAAACGAATACGTGATCGCGTTTCAGGAAAGAACAATCCAAATTATGGTAAGAAGCACACCGAGGCAGCTAAACAAAGAATTTCTGAATCAAACAAAGGAAGAGTAGCACACAATAAGGGGATTGCACTGTCGGCTGAACAGAAGAAGATTCTATCAGAGAAAGCATTAGCACGAAATAGAGTTTGGAGAGAGAATGGCACTCATCCGAATGTAGGTTCAAAGCGATCACCAGAGGTGAGAGACAAAATAAAAAAAGCTAGGGCGAATCAGGCAATAACCACCGAGTCTGTAATGAAAGCTATTCAGACAAAAAAGGATAGAGGATATGACCTAGCATTCTTTCGTGGTAAAACACATTCGGATGAGTCGAAGAAACTAATTTCCAAAAAATCCATTGAACATCACAAAATTCGCACGGCACAGTCACAAAAAGAAGCAGTATTGCGAATGGGAGAATATGGGTACTCAGTTATCAAAATCGAAGATACATACATGGATGTTAAGTGCAATCAATGCGATACCATTTTTAACAGAACATATCAATATGCATCAAAGAGTAAGATTACCTATGAATTGTGCCCAAAATGTTACCCACCCTTGATTGGCACAAGCAAAGCAGAAAGAGAAATAGCTGATTGGTTAGAACAGTATACCAATGTATCAAGAAACGACCGGAGTATAATACCGCCACTAGAGTTGGATATCTATCTTCCTGAGTACAAGGTTGCAATTGAATATAATGGCTTGTATTGGCATAATGAATTAAGGAAGGATAAAAACTATCATCTTGATAAGACCAATAAGTGTTTAGAAAATGGTGTGAGGCTAATTCATGTATTTGAAGATGAGTATGAGAATACGCCTACCATAGTAAAAGACCGATTAAAGAATATGTTGGGTATTAATAAAAGAATATATGCTAGGAAATGCGAAGTCAAAACGATTAAACCAACGGAGGCTAATGCATTCATAAAGAGATATCATATACAGGGATCAGGTCGTGCAAATGTGCATCTAGGGTTATGGAATGATTCTGAATTGGTAGCTGTTATGACTTTTTTGAATGGGGATATTAGCAAAGGGATTACTGATTGGGAACTGAACCGTTTTTGTAATAAATCTGGGGTTACTGTGGTTGGAGGTGCATCTAAATTGTTCAAATATTTTACACGCCATCATAATACAGAAACAGTAATCTCATATGCTGATAGGCGATGGAGTGCTGTTTCTCCATTCTACGAAAAGTTAGGATTTGATCATACCAAGGACACTGTTCCCAATTATTGGTATATATTGCCTAATGAGATGAATAGAATTCATAGGTATGCATTAAGGAAACCAAGTGGTTGTGTTGATACTGAGAGGGAATTGAGGTTATCAGAGGGGTATTTACGGATATATGATTGTGGAAGTTCCAAGTATATATGGAGGAAATAGTGTTTTTTATGACCTGTAATTGTATAAATACTAATTAAATATAGGAGTAATAAGATGACAACAGCATCATTATCAAAAATGACAGTACCTTTGGCTAGTGACCAATCTAGTTCTAGCCAAGGATTATTAATGCCAAAACTAAAATATCGCTTTAGGGTGATATTTGAAAACTTTGGTGTAGGAACTCCACGCACAGAATTGACTAAGCAAGTTATTGATTTCACACGGCCGAGTGTTTCATTTGATCCAATTGATATTGAGATTTATAATTCACGGGTGAAGTTAGCAGGCAAACATACATGGGATGATCTTACTGTTAATCTTCGTGATGATGCATCTGGTGCAGTTTCTAAATTAGCAGGTGAACAATTGCAGAAGCAATTAGACTTTATGGAACAAGCTAGTGCAGCGAGTGGCATTGATTATAAATTCAATACTAGATGTGAGATCTTGGATGGTGGAAATGGAGCACACGAACCAACAGTTTTAGAAACTTGGGAAATTTATGGATGTTATCTATCCAATGTAAACTATGGTGATTTGAACTATGGTGCAAGTGAACCAGTAACTATTGCAATGACTATGCGATTTGACAATGCAGTACAGACCCCGATTGGAAATGGAGTTGGTGCGGATGTTGGCAGAACGTTGGGTGATATTGTAACAGGTTAATATGGGTTTATTAGACAAAGTTGGTGATTTTGCTGGTGATAAAATCAGCGGAATCGCTAACAACTTCGGTAGCCAATTAGGTGACCAATTCAGCGGATTTGCTGGTGGGGTTGCACAAGGCTTTTTTGGTGCGGATGATTTAAAAGATTACAAGCATGCATCTAAAACATTCGTTTCGGATGGGTATGCGTTAGCACCGAATAACAAATTTCTTTTTCATGTTTACTTTAATTTAAACACTGCCGGAATTCCTGGATTATCAAAGATAATGGGAAGTCCAGTTGAAAAAGCAACATTGGGTATGTTAGTTAAAACAATAACATTGCCGTCATTTGATATAGAAGTAGATGAAGTAAATCAATATAATCGTAAACGATACATCCAGAAGAAAATAGAATATAAACCAGTGCAGGTTACAATGCATGATGATGGGAGTGATAAGATTAGATCAATGTGGTATAACTACTACAATTATTACTATCATGATTCTGGCAGTAGATATGAACCTGGTTCGGGTGGACAAGCATATACAGCACGTGATATGTATGATAATCATCAAGTCGAGACTGATTGGGGTTATAATGGACAAGGTCCAAATAATGCGATAGGTGGAGGGGATGTTAAACCTCATTTTTTCCAAGATATAACGATATATGGTTTTAACAGGGGCAACTTTGTTCAATATACATTGGTAAATCCGTCTATAACATCGTGGGAGCATGATACCTATGATTATTCTGCTGGCGGTGAAGTTATGCAACATACAATGAGTATGGTGTATGAAACGGTGAAATATAGTCGTGGTAAGATTGGCGAAGGTGTTATGGGTTACCAAGACCCAGCGATGTATGATACCTCTCCTAGTAAATTATCTAAACCTGGGTCAACTGCTAGTTTATTTGGACAAGGGGGATTGGCAGATGCAGGATCTGGAATATATGAAGATTTAGCAAATGGTAATATATTGGGTGCTATTCAAAAAAGTGGCAGTGTATATGAAACATTTAAGAATGCTAATCTAAGTGAGGTAATAAGCACTGATTTAGTTAATGAAGGCATCACCCAAGGGTTAAGTATGCTAAAAGGACCAGGTATTAGCAATGCGGCTAGTAACTTCTCTTTTGGTGGATCAATGCCTGATGTGTTGAAGAGTGCTAAATTACCTGTGACCCCACAAACCCCCCAATTGAAGAATTTCTTTGGTTCTAGTGAGATGAAGGATTATAAACTTGGTGGAATGAGTATGGCTAGCGTACAAGGCAATCTTCCATCCAAATGGCCGAGCATGGATGGAGATTTAACTCAATCATTGGGTAATATGAATGTTGGTGGAGATCAGGCATGGACTAACGCAGATGGTTCTAAAATGACTGATGCAGAAATTAAGGCAAGTCAATCACAGTATTATTAAATTATGGCAACTATTAATATTCCTTCGTTCCAAGACAAAAATGTATTGATCTACAATGATTTTTTAAAGCAGGCTAATGCTGATGTTTTTGATGATGAATTTATGTATGACATAGATTATAATCCAGTACAAGCATCAACCCCATATCAGGTAGATGATTCCCAAACAGACAACTCCCCAAAATCTGGTCCAACAGGCACAGGTGCAAATGAATATGATATTATAAATTCATTCTTTAAGCAGAAGATGAATGATGATACCATTGCTGATGTTTATACTATGTACCTATTTAAAATATCAAAGTATTCGCAAACACCAGTTATGTCTATAGTTGATACTATGAAAGATCAAGATAAGTTATCAATTACAGGTATAATGGCTTATTTTTTGAATAAGCTAAGGTCAAAACATGTGTTATTTGGGGTTCATAATATAATTACACCAAATCATTATACAGCTAGAAATATCGTAATCTAATGGGTAGGTTTTCCCAAGGGGATTACACAGTAAAAAATACTAAAAAATATGTTGGTAAAGGAGTACCAAAGTACAGATCATCGTGGGAATTGGATATGTTCAGATTTTGTGATACTAATCCGCATATTTTAGAATGGGCAAGTGAACCTATAAGAATTCCATATTTTAATCCGTTCAAGGGCAAAAAAACAACATATGTTCCAGATTTGCTTATCAAGTACAAGAACAAACAAAACATTATCGTAGTGGAACTGATTGAAATAAAACCAAAGAAGCAGAGTATGATCACTGAGAAATCCAATAGCAAGGATCGGATGATAGTTCAATTGAATCATGCCAAATGGGAACAGGCGGTGAAATGGTGTGCATTGCATAGCATCACATTCCGTGTGGTAACAGAAGATCAGCTTTACCATAACGGTAGGAAAAGTTACTAAATATCAGTATGAAAAAATTAGAAGAATTATTTAATTTGCCAACTGATGTTTTGTTGGATGAGGTAGTTCCTGAATCGGAGAAGGTAAGTGAGATAATGTCGGTGGATATATTATCTAGCATAGATAAAATTGAATCAGCATTGCCTATGGTTCGTGGGTTAGAATCAAGCGATTCAGAAATGGACGCACTTGCCACCCTTGCTACAGAAAGTTATAAAGACTTGATGGACTTGGGAATGAATGTGGAAGCAAGATGGTCTAGTGAAATATTTAATTCTGCTGGTTCTATGCTAGGGCATGCTATTACTGCAAGAACTGCTAAAATAAACAAAAAATTAAAAATGATTGATTTGCAACTTAAAAAAGCAAAATTGGATCAAACAGGTGTGGATCAATTCCCGACAGAAGAAGGCACTATATTAGACAGGAATGAATTGTTGGAACGATTGATTAACGGCAAAGGGGATGCTAGTTAATGAATTTATACAAGTATCACAATGACAAGGAATCATTACTATATGACGAAGGCAGTGTTATGGCAGGGATGCTAGATAGCATGATTGCAGAATACAAGGCTCAATCAGAATTAGCAATGCAACATAATTATTTCTCCGATTACGATGCGGAAAGAGATTACGATATTGAAGAGTGGCTATTAAATGGGGATAACTCCACCCAAAAGGATTTGTATATGGATGATTATGCACTTATTACTGGGGTAGAACAAGCAACATCAGATAACGGTGGAGGAATTGTGTTGGTTAATTCATATGGTGACTATGGTGACGCATACGATGAAGATTGGTAAACAAAGTATTAAACTAATGCTAAATATAATATAAGCATTAAACAGACAGGATTTATAAAAAATGAAATCATTAAATGAATATTTAATAGAATCGAAACAAGATTATAGTTATAGAATAAAAATCGCTGGTGATTTATCAGACGAAACAGTAGATCAACTGGAGAAAGCATTTGCGGCATTTGATTTGGTTAACCTAACTGGACCAAAAAAGACACCAGTTACTAAAAAACCATTGGGGTTCAACGGTTTAGAGAACGAAACAGTTAATATATTAGATGCAACATTTAGTTATCCAGCTTCCACCGAACAATTTGTAGAAATTGCAAAACAATGCGGTGTGGCAGCGAATAGAATTATTGTTCTTAACAAAGCATTCGATGATAGTATGAATGATGAAGAATCCAATAAAGAAAAATCAGACAACGATGGTTTGCTAGGCAGAGATTTGCCGAATGATTCAGCAGAACACAAAAAAGCTAATAAAGACTATGGTGATTCTTATCAAGCTGATGCGATACAAAATCGTGCCAAAAATGAATATACAGTAGCTGGTGGCAAGACTCCTAGGGCAAAGACCACTAATGACCTACCGCAAGGAACTAAAAGTCCATTTACACAGGACAATAGAGAAAAGGTATAATGCAACTTTTTGAAACACCAACGGTAACAAGTGATATAAATGGACATCATGTAAAAGATCAGGATGGGAAGACTATACAATCATTTCCGCGTAGTCCAGAAGGATTAAAAGCATCAAAACAGTATATGTATAAACATCACAAAAATTTAAGTGTTTCGCAAAAAAAAGCATCGGAACAACAAACACAAATGCAACAAGCATTAGCGGCTACCGAATTGCCGACAGAGAGCAAAGAACAGGATAAAACTATGACTAAATTAGAAGAAATGTATGAAAATGCATTAAATGAAACAATTACTATTACTACAAATACAAGTGATAACCCAGATGAAATAGATGGTATTAAAGTAAATGCACAAGATGCAGATGCAAATGAATTAATGAGTATGCTGAAAATGGCAGGGATTGGAACAAGCAATGAACCGGCATACCAAGAGATAGAATTTGAACCAGACACATCTATCGCACCGATGGATGCTGTTGGTGATATGTCAGGGTTGCTTGATATAGTTGACTTGGGCGATGAAGGGTGTACTGATTGTGGATGTGATATGGATGAAGACACTGACTATGCAAATGCACCAGATGAAGTATATGGTGATGCAGATTTACAAATGAGTATGTCGGGTGGGCTGAATAGTCCTTCAAAATCATACCACCCTGTTGCTGGGGGTGATAACCCAATGGCATTAGAAAGTGATGGATTAAATGAAGATGATCCGTTTGGCCCTGACTGGGAAGCAAACCAGCCCCCAGAATATCACGATCGCAAGGCAAGCAATACAAGAATGATGCAAAATAAGGCACGTATGAGGGCACGACACCTAGAACAAATGTCAGATGGGGAAAGGGGTAGGTATCTTCAACGCAAAGCGGATGACCAAGCTGGGCGTAAAACGTGGGTAGGTCCGGAAACTAGAGTCAAATGAGTATTGAAGCAGAGTGGCTATTAGCATTGGTTGCTTTTCCAGTAATTGGGTTCTTTTTTAAAATGTTTATGAACAATTTCGCTAGACATGATGAAAGATTAGACCAAATGGAAAGAGATTTAGTTTCTAAAGAAGAATGGGAAAGGGAATTATCCAGAACTAACAAGATTGTAGGTGAACTGTATAATAACAAAGCCGACAAAGAATTATTGCATGCAATCAAGGAAAAATAGAAAATGAATGAAGCCGACATGATAAAAAGATATCAGGATATAATCAATCGAGATGAAATTTTAAACGAGAATCCGACATTTTCGGAAATAACGGAAGATGATCTTAATCCAGAATTAACGGAAGCATCACGCGAAAAACGGTATGTTGTTGAATTCTCGATGCGTATGTGGGACTCCGATGATGAAGCAATAATGGCACAAGCTGAAAAGTTTGTTCAAGAATTAGACCACAAGTTTGATAATTCACCAGTACTACATAGTGTATACGAACAACCATTTGGTACATTAGGTAATAGAGAAGTTTTTAACAGAGATTAAATATGAATAACCATGATAATATGAAGCAATTGATGGAAACAGTAGATCCATACCAACCATTAAATGAAGCACCAAGGCACATCGGCGGCAACGAAAGATATTCTTCGAATAATACTATTGATATTAATATCCCACCGCGCAACCCGAAACATAATGCTAATGCACCCGATGCATATGCAGAATTCAACGAATGGTTAGAATCATCACCAGTTCAATGGGATATTGATGAAACTATGAGTGGTGAAGTTGTAGTACGATTTAAAGTTTAGGACACAACTTTACCGATGAAGGTTCTCATCGATAAATATCACGATGAATAGAGTAATCAACGTGCAGGTTTCCAATACCAGTGTTTCTTTGCAGATATTTGACGCATTGTATGCGTATAGACAGCATCTACATTGTGATAATAGCTATGAATCAGATTGGCAAATAAATTTCAGTGATTTTAACGAGAATGCAGATATTAATATTCTGTTTGATAGTATGCCTAGCGATGATATACCAAATGAGTATATTAAAAAGTTCGATTTAATATTCGTAAGCAATGCTAGTGAACCGTTGTGGGTTTCGACTGATGCCATGCACAAAGTTCAGGATTTTGATAATGTTTATTATGTGGTTGAGAGTATTTTAAGTAAGACGCATTTATTATACGACAAAGTAATTTCTTCTGTGGCGGATGCATCAAATACCAATGACTATTTCACTAGTAAATTTTATCCTCATTTTTATGAAAATTGCAAGAATGCTAGCACTATAAAAAAAGAACCAACTATAATTGCAATTAACGGTCAAAACAGAACATGGAGGCATCATTTTTTTAATAAGATAAAAGACAATACAAATGTTAATATTTTTAATTCGACTTACGCATCGGAGGTAGTTAACACAAATCATTCGTATTGGGAGACCGATGAGGATACCACTTTTAGGTGTATGTTGGAATCTAAATACAGAGATGAAATTGATGTGTGGGTTGATGAAACGGATGGAAGGCAGCAGTCATATTACGATACCCAACTAAATGTAGGCATCAATGCGAAGTTTGGAAAAATCCCACCTGGATATTCTGTTTTACCAATATACTTTGTCAATTCTTGCGTGATATACCCAGAAACAGCATGGCAGAACGATGAGTTAACCATAACAGAAAAAACCCTCAAGTGTTTTTATGCTAAAAGTTTACCTTTTGCATTCGGTGGATCAAACATTAACACATTACTGAATGAAAATAATTTTTATACTGCGTGGAATTTGTTACCGACACATTTACAGCAGTTTGATTTTATTAAAGATCATGAAGAAAGATACACGGCAATGATAGATGCCATCCGATGGTTGAATGAAAACCCCGATGTATTTTTAAGCAACGAATTTAGTGATTTAGTTGGTAGCAATTTAATACAGGCAGTAACTGGTGGGATCGATGTAAGAACGGTTAAACGAGCCAATGATATAATTGAGGGCAAAATGAAAGAAAAAGTTTAACCTTGGGACCGCTAGGGTTATGACGGTGCTAACCACCACATAGTACGCTTTCGCTACCAGCGTACTTGAAAAACGAGACTGAACCTACTTTCTAGTAGGTTTTTTGTTATTTGATTAAATAACCATATGTTACTAGTTAATGATATTGCCCGTATCCACCTTGAACTTTCATCATTGTGCAATGCGCGATGCTCTGGATGTCCTCGTAATTTTTATGGACAGCCATACAATGATGGATATATTGAACGTAACCTAACATTGGCTGATGTCCAGTCAATATTTGATAATAATTTCCTTGACCAAATAAAACGGATAAGAATTAATGGTAACTTTGGTGATTTTATAATGAATCCAGAAAGTGCCGATATTATAGAATGGTTATTAAAACAAAATGGCAATATTGCTGTATTTGTATCTACTAATGGTTCAGGGAGAAGAACTGATTTCTGGGAAAGACTAGGTAAATTAGGAATAACTATATCGTTCTGTATTGATGGGTTATATGACACACATGTAATATATAGACAAAATACATCTCTTAATGTTATTTTAAAAAATGCCGAAGTATTTATAAATGCAGGTGGTAAAGCTATTTGTAGTACAATTGATTTTGCTTATAATAAAACACAACGCAATGAAATCCGCCAAATAACTGAAAATATAGGATTCAGTGCGTTTAATTTAGTGCATAATACAAGACATGATTTGAATGTGCATAATAAGAGGGGGGGGACAGATTCATTTGATACAAGATAATGAAGATGTTAACTATCCTTACTCAATAGAACATCGAAAAACCAGTGAAGTCCTGTTGGAAGATATAGTGGATAAAAAAACTCCTAGAAAAATAGACTGTGAAATTAAACATACCAATGAAATATATATATCATCATTGGGAGATGTTTATCCATGTTGCTATTTGGGGTTTGAACCAAAAACATATGGCAATGGCATTTACCATCAAGCAGCAAACAATCAATTTAAGCATCTAATCCAGTATAATAATGCTATTAAGTATTCGATAGGACAATGTATTGAATGGTTTTCTAATGTATCTAATACTTGGACTAAAAACACATTTGAAGATGGAAAGCTAGTAATTTGCAATGATAATTGTGGTGGTTAGGTAAATAACCGCATGAAATCATTGGATGGTGTATTAACTAAAAAAGCACATGTCAAAACGGCATACACCGATGGCCAAATTACTGACTTTGTTGAGTGTGTTAATCCAGTAAGTGGACCACATTACTTTATGAAGAACTTCTTCTGGATACAGCATCCCACTAAGGGAAAACTAATGTATGATCCTTATCCATTTCAGATAGGATTAGTAGATACATATCATAACTATGATCATTCGATAGCGTTACTTGGCAGGCAATTGGGAAAAACTACAGCAGCGTCTGGCTATTTGTTGTGGTTTGCAATGTTTAAACCATCATCGACTATTTTAATTGCAGCACACAAATACGATGGTGCTTTAGAAATTATGCAACGTATTCGTTATGCATACGAATTATGTCCAGATCATATCAGGGCTGGTGCTACCAGTTACAACAAAGGTTCAATTGAATTCGATAATGGTAGCAGAATAATTTCTCAAGCAACCACAGAGAACACAGGGCGCGGGCTATCTATAACATGTGTTTCAACGCAGAATAGCAAAGTTACAGTACGAGATAAAGAAACTGGAAATGTTATGCAAATTACCATTAACGAGCTTATCCAGTTAAATAGAGGTATGCAATAGGAGAAAGTATGGAAAATTATGGATATGTTTATTTAATAACAAATAAAATTAATAATAAGAAATATGTAGGAATGCGGGCATCATCTACCTTTGATGATTTTTATTGGGGCTCTGGAAAAGTAATTAAGAATGCAATTAACAAATATGGAACTAACAGCTTTGAACGCAGTATACTTCATTGGTGTGCAACGGCTACTGAGTTATCTGATACAGAATATGATGAATTACAAAATCGGAATGTAGCTGAATCAGATGAATATTATAATATAATAGCATCCAAAACACCTATATTATTTGGGGAAGATAATGGTTTTTATGGAAAGAAACATACATCGGCTACTAAAAAACTAATATCTAAAAAATTGTCTGGAAGAGTTAGAAGCCCTGAAGAACAACAAAAAAGAAACGAATACTGGGATACTGAAGCTGGTATATTACGCAAAGAATTACTATCAAAAGAACGATCTCAATGGACACTATCTGAAGAACATAAGAATAAAATTAAGAGAAATTCTTGCAATTAGTGCCAAGGAGCGGTTTAGTGGTGTCCCTAAAACCCAAGAACATAGAAAAAAGATTTCAGATGCATTGGTAGGTATTAGCAGAAGAAACCCACAAAATACAGATCCTGAGAAAATAAGAAAAACAGCAGAAAAACACAAAGGAATGAAGAGAAGTGCGGAAGCTAAGAAAAAAATGTCTTTAGCCGCCAAAGCAAGAGGACCTAATAATAAAGGATGTTTTTATATCCATTCAGCTAGCACATTGGAAGTAAAGATGCTGAAAAAAGGGGAAGTAATTCCAGAAGGATATAGGAAAGGTTATGGTCGTAGAAAAAAATAGTAGATTCGAAGTACTAACAGATGATGGATTTAAAGATTTTGAAGGAATATCTGTAAGTGTAAAAGAAACATATAGGTTATTATTAGAAGAATCATCGATAGAATGCACGCAAGATCATTTATTTTTTTCTATCACATCAAATGAATGGGTTGAGTTTAATGATATTTCAATAGGTGATAATATAAAAACTGCGTCAGGTCAAGAGAGATGTATTGGCACTGAATATGTCGGTGTGCAAGAAGTCTCGGATTTGTTAAATGTCAAGGATACGAATTCGTTTGTGGCTAATAATATAATTGTTCACAATTGTTTGTATCTAGATGAATTTTCCTTCGTGCCACCAAATATTGCCAAATTATTTTGGACTTCTATTTCGCCTACATTGTCAACTGGTGGTAAATCTATGATTACTAGTACACCCAATAATGATGAAGATCAGTTCGCTACTATATGGAAAGGGGCAAACAAGCAAGAGGATGAATACGGAAACCCAACCGAATTGGGAATTAATGGATATAGACCATATTCAGCGATATGGAGTGATCATCCTGACCGTGATGCTGCATGGGAGAAAAAAGAAAGGGCTAAAATGGAACCTGATCAATTCGAACGTGAACACAACTGTAAATTTGTGTCGTTTGAAGAAACTTTAATAAATTCAATGGTTTTATCAGAGATGCAAGGCATTGACCCAATCAGAATGCAAGGACAAGTTAGGTGGTATAAAGAACCCAGAAAAGATACTATATATTGCATATCGTTAGATCCGAGTATAGGCACTGGTGGGGATTATGCAGGTATACAAGTGTTTGAGGCTAATACCACAACACAAGTTGCAGAATGGAAGCATAATATGACACCTATTCCAGCACAGATAAAGATAATGAGTGATATAATGCATTATATTGATGAAAAGACCCCTGTCAATAAAAACAATATATATTTTAGTGTTGAGAATAACACGGTGGGTGAAGCTGCATTAATTTCCATTGATGAATTTGGTGAAGAGAATATGGGTGGTATTTTTGTATCAGAAACAAAAAAAACACGTAGTACTAGAATAGCAAGGAAAGGATTCAATACAAATAAAACCACAAAAACAGAAGCATGTTCTAAGTTAAAATCGTTAGTTGAATCAGATAGATTAACCATTTATAGCAAACCGTTAATAAGTGAATTAAAGGTTTTTATTAGCAAGGGTGTTAGTTACGAAGCAAAGCAAGGGGAAAATGATGACTTGGTGATGTCATTGTTGATAATTGTGCGGATGATGCAACAACTAAAAACGTATGATTCTGGACTTAGTGCCCAAATGCAAGATCATGGGGATGTTTCAATATCCCCAATGCCATTTATTATGTTTTAGGTAAATATCGGTATGCTTATTGAAGAATTAATACCACTGAATGAAATGATCATTCGCCACCGCACAGCCGGTGAAGGAACCACGGTAGTCGCACATCGTGGCAGTATATGGGTTTTTGATACCAAGTAAGTTCTTTCTGGAGATAATAGCTAATATGGGGATGGAAGAATCCGATGACTGGATCACATTTGATAATTTAGCAGATTTTATGGTTGCAAACAAAATTTGGGATGACCGTGGATACTATTATGAAGGAATGGAAGATGAAGACTATGAATAATAATTTAGCTAAATACAATTTATGAGTGATAGTATATCCAAAGACTTATTTGATTTATTAATAAGCAAAGATTTTGAAGTAAAGACTTTTGATTCTGGTGGCAAATCCGTGCTAGATGTAGAGGATGCTAGTATATTCAGGTTTGACTTCACGGTTGGCAAGAATAATTATGGCACTGCTGTAATTCTAATAGATGATGAATCAAATTTTGAGTTATTCTTCGGTGATAACATTGGTAAGTCAATGCGTGGCAAAGACAAAAACTATTGGTATGATTTTCTTTATATTCTGAAACAGTTCTCAATACGGCATCTTAAAAAATTCAAACCATCAAATATGAATAAAATGAAATACAATATGCAAGGCATTGCGGCTATTAAAGAGGGCTTGTTTGAAGGGAAATGGACTGGAACATCTAAAACAAGTTATAATCCACAATCCAAAAAAGTTCGCATTATTGCGAAACATAATAAACGACTAGGCGAAGACGACGCTAGATTTCGCAATATTAAATCACTATTCGTTGAAAATGGTGATGGTGAACGATTTAAATTACCGTTCGTGAATGTAGGTGGTGCTAGAGCAATGGCACGGCATGTATCAGAGGGTGGAAATCCATATGACCAATTTGGTGTTCATATATCTGAAACAGTAAAGGATATTGCTACTATGGGTGGATTTTTGAGAATAAGATCACTTAATGAACAAGAGGGTGAAATTAACCAGATTCGTGAAAAATGTAAAGAACATTATAATGGGTTGCGAAGCAAGATGAGATCGTTGTCTAGTAAGCGTGGCTATAAAAAATATGCTGAATCGTGGAAACCATTGCAGATAGAAGAAAATGAAGCGATTACTGATGCGTTGCGCAATGTATTCATTAAAGATCCAGTAAATGAAAAGATTGAAAATGCATTGCCATTGATATCACGATTGCAACAAATGGCAGAAGGTGATGTGATGCCGGGGCAGTTAACAACTGAACACACAAGAGAGAACAAAGATATGAAGCAAATAGATGAATTTAACGACTGGGCGCACAAAGTCACAGAAGGTGAGGTAATACAGGGACCGTGGACTAATAACAGAGTAGTAAATCCACCTGCTTCTAATGTTGAAAAATTAATGCCAATGTGGAATTCGAACACACAAGAGGTAGTAACAGCAGATTCTGAAATGTCAGGGGAAGTAGAAGATTTCGAACATTTTGAAGTGGTATATTTTGATAAAGATCCTAATGTTAGTGTTAGAATAGTCGGTGTTACAGCAGACAATCAGCGTGTAGCAATTGGTAATATATCTAGAGAAAAGGCTGAAATGTATGTAAATCGGTTTAATCACCACTTAAAGAATAAAAATATAACAGAAGGAACTTGGGTAATACCAAAAACAAATACACAATTAGAACAATTACGTCAAGTATTGAGTAAACCAATTCCTGCGTCAGATGCGGGAACCATAATATACCATATCATTGGTGATGATGACTTGTTTGATGAATTGGATGCGTTAAATGAGATAGATCCCACTATGGATGTAAGACCTACTATAATAGAATGGATTAAAGAAAATAACGGAAAGTTCAAAGGAATGGTAGATTTATCTACTGTAATAGATGAACCAACCAATGAGTTATCCAATGCATTAAAACAAATTGGATTGGGTGAAGATATTTCCAATACCCCATTCCCCACAGAACAATTAGCAGAAAAGTTCAAGGAACCTATCCCAGTTGGTGTGAATGCATTGAATGTACAAGAAATGTTAGATGAATTAGTTGACGAAGAAGAGTTAATGGCACAATTAGCTGATGTCGCAGAGAGTGATCCAGAAGCGGATGCCCGTCCTATTATAGTAGATTGGTTATATGAGAATGGGTATGATTATGTTGCTGATCGATTAGGATACGAACAAGATCAAGAGGTTGCTGGTGGTGATCAGGTAGATGATTTAATAAACGATGTTGAATCGGATGGATCGGATGAAGAGGGTATGCAGGAAGGTTTTGATAATGACCCCTCTTTGGGTGATTGGATTACCTCGCCATGGGATTCGTTTAACAAGAAAGCAGATAATAATAACGAGAGATGGGATGCTGACATGAAACGTTTGCGAGGCATTGCTGGTGATTCATACGAAGCACACCGTGCAGAACAGGGATGCTTGGGTGATCCGCGTGATTGCTTAACGGATTTTAACAAAAAACGTGCAACCAAATCAAAGTCGTTGGGAGAAGATGCTGAAATCAATGATATGCTTAGGCTAGCAGGGTTAAATAAGACGACTCAAGTAAATCATTCATCAGAGATTAACCCAAAGGCAGTTGCTGCCAAGGACTACCATTCAGGTCAGTAGTTGAAAAATTATGCTGAAATAAAAATTAGAGTAAAGAAACCGTCTAAGCACACCCATCTTTATGTGATATCAGCGGGTAATTTATTTAAAATAGGGGTTACTAACAATATAGAACGTAGGATGAAAGCGTTGCAAACTGGTAACCCTTGTCCATTGCAGTTAGAATACTTAGATGAACGAAAAAACCCACATAAGGCAGAGAAGTATCTACATCTGCAATTCCAAAAAAACCATGTTCGTGGTGAATGGTTCGAGAATATATCATTAAAAGATATTAGAACCAAATTGCTATTATTTTTAGATCAAGATTAAAGTACAAAAACTAATTGCAAGATAAATAGACTTATGCTATACTTGGTAACAAGGAATGCATAATTGTTCAAACAACCAGGAAGGTTGATTTGAACTAGGCAAAACTTAAAAAGAAACATAGGTCTAATATAGGAGAAAATTTATGGCAAATTTAGCAGATATTCGTGCTCGTTTAGCAGCACAGGAAAACACAAAATCATCAACCTTTTCAGGTGATAATACAGTTTATGCACATTGGAACATTGACGAGGGGGATACGGCAACATTGCGGTTCCTACCGGATGGAGATACATCCAACCCATTCTTTTGGGTAGAACGTGCAATGATTAAGCTACCGTTTAATGGTATTAAAGATGGCGATGGTAAAAAAATACTAGTGCAAGTTCCGTGTATGGAAATGTACGGACCAGATGAAACCTGCCCAGTGCTTGCTGAGGTTCGGCCTTGGTTTAAAGTAACGGGAATGGAAGATATGGGACGTACATATTGGAAGAAGCGTAGTTATTTATTCCAAGGGTTGGTTCATCAAGATCCAATGGGTGAAGAATCCCCACCTGAGAATCCAATTCGCAGGTTTATGATTAGTCCGCAGATTTTTAAGATTATTCAAAGTAGTCTTATGGATCCAGAAATGGAAGAATTACCAACTGATTATTCACAAGGATTAGATCTTCGTATTGTTAAGACTAGCAAGGGTGGATATGCTGATTATTCAACGAGTAATTGGTCACGCAAGGAAACGGCACTTAATGAAGTAGAACTAGGTCATATTGAAAAATATAAACTAAATGTCCTTAGTGACTTCTTACCTAAAAAACCTGGTGATGTTGAATTGCAGATCATTAAGGAAATGTTTGAAGCAAGTGTTGATGGTGAAGCATATGATCCAGACCGTTGGGCTCAGTATTACCGTCCGTATGGAATGAACAAACCTGATGTAACAGCAGTGCCAAAACCAAAACCAAAACTAACGCCAACGCCAACGCATCCAGCTCCAGTATCTCCAGTATCTCCAGCATCTCCAGATGAAGTGGCTGAGACGGTAGATGAAATTCCTTTTGAAACGGTGCCACCGGTAGAAGAAAAGCCAGTAGCAACTGCATTGGATTCGGTAAATGTTTTAGCAGAAATTAGAGCTAAAAGGAGTAATTGGATATGACAAAACCGTTTGATGTAAGTAAGTTTAGAAAAAGTATTACAAAATCAATTGATGGATTATCAGTGGGGTTTAATGATCCCACTGATTGG